ATATCAGCTAGGTTCGGTCGTAACGAAGACGGAAAGGCATTGGAATTTTCCAAGTTAGCCACCGCCAATGGGTATGAGGTTCAACAAGATTTAAAAGTTGAACCCATGACTCTGAAAGCAACTCTTCGGGAACTGCACGAAAAAGGTGCAGAACTACCACCCGAGGATATTTTTAAAACGTTTGTTGGTAGGCAAGCAAAAGTTACAAGGAAAAAATAACAATGAATAAAGTAGCAAAAACAACGAAAAACGAAATAGCGTCAGTAGACACAAATATGTTTATGGCCGACGCAGAAACACAGAGCGGTCTTGAGAACGTAAGTTCCACAGACGATTTAGCACTTCCATTTTTGAAAGTGTTGAGTCAACTCTCTCCTCAATGCAACAAGACAAGTAATAATTATGTTGAAGGTTCAGAGCCGGGCATGATTTACAATACTGTGTCTGGTAGTTTGTATGACGGAGAACAAGGTATAGACATTATACCTTGCCATTATAAACGTGAGTTTATAGAGTGGGGCGAGCGCGGTAAAGGCAGCGGTGCACCCGTAGCAATACATGGAGCTGATTTTGATATCAGTCAAGCACCTCGTGATTCTAACTATCAAAACAGAATGGCTAATGGTAACGTCATCGACGAGACTGCAAATCATTATGTCTTAGTGGTTAGTGAAAATGGTTACGAGCAAGCGCTTATTACTATGAAAGCTACGCAAAGAAAAGTTTCACGTAAGTGGAACTCCATGATGCTTGGTTTGAAGATGCAAGGTAAGAACGGACCTTTTACACCGCCGTCTTACAGTCATACTTACAAGCTAAGAACTGTGCCACAGTCCAATTCAAAAGGGACTTGGTTTGGGTGGGACATTCAAAAGATTGGTCCCGTTAGTGATAAAGGCATTTACGAAGCAGCTAAATCTTTCTCACAAGCAGTGGGTAAAGATACTGTTAAGGTGTCACATGAAGAAGAAGCGCAAGCAGCGACTTCTAATTCATACTAATATTAAGGGCGGCGCAAGCCGCCCTTTTTACATAGAGGGACACAATGAAAGACAAATTTATAGAGATATTTAGTGGGTTGAATATTGCCTATGGTAAATTTATACCTGAAGATAAAAACGATGCAGGTAAACTGCAAGGTAAAAATCAAATTATTAGAGAGCCCGAAGGTCTGCCCGAACATTTGTGGGAAGATCATTTAAGTGGCAAAACAAGTTTAGGAATTATACCAATTGATGAAAACAATTCTTGTAGGTGGGGATGTATTGACATTGATATTTACAATGGTTTTAGTCATATTGAGTTAATTAAAAAGATTAGAAAGCATGGGCTACCTTTGATTGTGTTTAGATCAAAGAGTGGCGGAGCTCATGTCTTTATGTTTTTCACTGTCCCTGTGAAAGCTGGTCTCGTGCAGTCCAAGTTAAAGGAGTTTGCTTCTTTTTTGGGTTGTGCGGGATCGGAGATATTTCCAAAACAAACTAAGTTGTTATTAGATAGGGGACAAACAGGAAACTATCTAAACCTTCCGTACTTTAATTCTGAAGATAGTCAAAGATATGCTTTAGATGACGATGGTAATCCTTGTAGTATAGAACAGTTTTACACGTTGTATGATATTTATGCGCAAGAGGCAGCAGATAAAGAGTATTTAAAACTAGAAGATTTTTTTGTGGGTGGTCCACCATGTTTAAATACATTACATTCAAACGGTATACCTGAAGGTGGTCGTAATGAGACAATGACAAACATAGCTGTTTATTATCAAAAGTCTGGTGAGAAAAAGATTAAATTAAAACTGTTAACGGTCAACGAAGATATATGTGATCCACCATTAGACGAAAAAGAAATTGATATTATAGTTAATTCTATAACTAAAAAAGAATACGACTATGGTTGTAGCAAAGAACCTCTAGCATCTAACTGCAATAAGAAAGAATGTTACAAACGTAAATATGGTAAAGGTAAAGTTGATCTTGAGATTACTCCTGCCGGTCTAGAACGATTTGGAGTGGAACCTCCTATATGGTTTATGACTTTAGATGGAGGCACAACCTTAGAGCTTACAACGGATGATCTTCAATTACAAACACGTTTTCAAAAAGCGTGTATTGAACAGTTAAAGATTATGCCAGGAACCATACCTGCTCCACGTTGGGCAGAGAAAATCAATGCGTTACTCGGTGAATCAACCGATAGCCCTGGTATAACAGGCACGAGTAATACGGAGATATTTATAGACTATCTAAAAGAATGGTGCACAAACAAAGGTGCGGCAGAAACTAAAGAAGAAATTAGTTTAGGTAAACCATGGTTAAATAGAGAAGCTAATACTAATCGTAAACATCATTTTTTACTAAAAGATTTGGAAGACTTTTTGCAAAAGAAAAAGTTCAATGCATTCAACAGGACTAAGATAACTTTTGTTTTAAAAGATAAAGTAAAAGGTGAGAAGATAAGTTTACGAATGAATTCTTTTGGGGACAAAGATAAAATTATAAAGGTGTGGACCATTCCAGAATTTGTTGACGAGATGGAGGACATTGAAACAGTTATACCCGACATGAAAGACAAGAAAGAGTATGAGGCGTAATGGCTGAAGTTATTAAACTATTAGGGCCTCCAGGAACAGGCAAGACCACAACTCTTTTAAATTATGTGGAAGAAGAGATGGAGAAAAATGACATTGATAAGATAGGTTATTTTTCTTTTACTAGAAAAGCAGCACACGAAGCAAGAGACAGAGCCATGGAAAAGTTTGATCTTGAAGCAAAAAGTTTCAAATGGTTTTCTACGTTACATTCTTGTGGTTATCATTCTATAAATTTAGAAGGACGTGCTGTCATGGGTAAAGTGCAGTACAAATCTTTTGGCGATAAGATAGGGTTGAAAGCAAAACTTTCTGTAGATAAAGAAACAGGTTTATCTGACAATATATACTTAACTCATCACAACCTAGCTAGAGCAAGAGGTATACCACTACAAGAGCATTACAAAAAGTATGTTGACTCATCTGTTGTGGAATGGAAGTTCTTAGAATATTTTTCTCAAGCATACGATCAATACAAAGAGGTCAACGGTTACATTGATTATTCTGATATGTGTTACGAGGCAGTTAATGAAAACTTATTACCTCAACTTGATGTAGTTTTTATAGACGAAGCGCAAGACTTGACTCCTTTGCAATGGTCTATGGTAGAACATTTTGCATCAACAGCAGGTAAACTTTATCTCGCAGGTGATGACGATCAAGCAATCTACAGATGGTTGGGCGCAGACGTTGAAAGATTTATAGAATATCCTGCTACAGAAATAACACTTCCTCAATCCTATAGAGTTAAAAAACAAATACAGGAATTTGCTGATGGTATAATTAGTATAACTAAAAACAGAATTGAAAAAGAATGGGAACCAAGAGAAGAAGAGGGTTTACTAAAGTATCACCAAACCATTGAAAGTGTTGATCTTTCTATTGGCAACTGGTTAATACTTGGAAGAGATAAATTTATATTAAGTAAACTAGAGGAGGCCTGCCGTAACCAAGGTTTATGGTATGAGAAACAAGAATATAAAAAGAATGTAAGACCTATACCTCAAAGAATGTTTGAAGCAGTTATAGGTTGGAACGAATTAGTTGAAGGTAATCCAGTAGACAAAAAAACAATTAAGAAAATATTTTATTATAAGAAAGTCGCAGAAGGAACGAATGATAAAATAGATATAATGAATGATAGTCATTTATACGATATGGATACTTTGAAAGTATTACTAGGTCCTTTCAGTGTTGGTGAATGGCATCAAGCATTAGACAAAATTAATCTTAAAGATAGAGCATATCTTTTACGTCTTGGTCTTGGAGAAGAAGATATAACTAAGAAACCTCGCATAAAAATATCTACAATTCATGGTGCAAAAGGTGGCGAATCTGATAATGTATTACTTGCGACAGATATGAATTTAAAAACATACAACGCGTACCAGAAAGACTCCGACGATGAACAAAGAGTATTTTATGTTGGCGCTACAAGAGCAAAGGACGAACTGCATGTATTATTACCGCAAACAAATATGCACTTTAGGTTTGCGTTATGAAATGTTGGAGTTGTGATCACGAATTGATATGGGGCGGTGACCACGACACTGAGTGGGAAGATAACGAAGAAGAAGAACACATGGTTGTAACAAACTTATCGTGTCCAAATTGTACGGCTGTAGTAATAGTTTATCATGTAAATGTAGAAAGAAAAAATAATGACTGACAATGTAAATCATCCACCACACTACAAACAAGGGGATATAGAATGTATTGATGCGATTAAGTCTGCACTTGGAGATAGTTTTAAATTTTATTTACAAGGTAACGCTATAAAATATTTATGGAGACATCAACATAAAGGGAAAGTTATAGAAGACTTGGACAAAGCAATATGGTACATTAACAAACTGAAAGAAGAATATGAATAAGTTTGTATACAACGCACCAACTGAATGGACACCGAAAGATTATTATCCTGACTTGTCTAATGAAAAATTAATCGCGATTGACTTAGAAACGTGTGATAGAAATTTAACAACTCACGGTTCTGGTTGGGCAACGGGTGATGGTTATGTAACCGGTATAGCTGTAGCAACTGCTGATTGGCAGGGGTATTATCCAATAGCTCATGGAGGCGGAAACCTCAATAAAAAGAAGGTGTTAGACTGGTTTAAGAGTGTAGCAAAACTTGATTGTGATAAAATTTTTCATAATGCGTCGTACGATTTAGGATGGTTAAGAAGTCTAGGGATAACGGTCAACGGTAAAGTACATGACACGATGATCTCAAGTGCATTGATAGATGAGAATAGATACTCATTTACGTTAAACAGTTTGGCAAAAGAAAAACTAGGTGAAACAAAGAACGAAGATTTATTATATAAAGCAGCAAAAGAGTTTGGTGTTGATCCAAAGAAAGAGATGTACAAGTTACCATCAATGCATGTAGGTGAGTATGCGGAATACGACGCACGGCTAACGTATGATCTATATGTATTCAATAAAAAAGAAATAGACGAACAAAACTTACACGATATTTATGATTTAGAAACAAGGTTACAGCCTTGTTTGATTGATATGAGAGCAAACGGTGTACGTGTAGACCTGGAGCAAGCAGAGGTTGCTAAAAAGTTATTAGCAAAAAGAGAAAAAGAATTGATGCAAGAAATAAAAAAGATATGTGGCAGGGACATAGAGATATGGGCCGCAGCTTCTATTGCAAAAGCTTTTGATCATTTGAATATACCTTATCCTAGAACACCTAAAAGTGGTGCGCCAAGTTTTACAAAGAATTTTTTATCTAGTAATGAACACGAGATAGCTCAAAAGATTGTGGAAGCAAGAGAGATGAACAAGGCCAACACAACATTTATAGAAACTATTTTAAGACACCAACACAAAGGACGTATTCATTCTGAGATACATCAGATGAGAAGTGACGATGGTGGTACAGTAACAGGTAGATTCAGTTATAGTAATCCTAACCTACAACAAATTCCTGCACGTAACGAAGATATAAAAAAGTTAATTCGTAGTTTGTTTATACCTGAAGAAGGTAAGCAGTGGGGCATGTTTGATTATTCACAACAAGAACCAAGACTGGTTGTGCACTACGCAGCATTGTATAAACTACCATCAGTGTAT